TCTGCTGCTGCTGGTCAACCACTAAAGATCCTAGAAACTTATCGCTCAGATGAACGCCAGGTACAACTCTTCAATCAACATGCCACGAAGCTGAAGAATGTTGGTGTACATCACTATGGGCTTGCTTGTGATATCGTAAAGCTGGTCAATGGTCAACCTTCATTTGAAGGCGACTATACGTTCCTTTGCAGACTAGCAACAAAGCACGGTCTTATCTCTGGTGCAGATTGGGGCACTCCTAAAACAGTACATACATTCAAGGACATGGATCATGTCCAGTTTGTTTCTGTAAAAGATCAAAACAAACTCTTCAATGGTTCATGGTACCCAGATGCCAACTATGATCCTTATCAAAATCTATAAGGAATGTCAATGCACAAGTTTGGTCACTTTCTAAGAGAAGATATCTCTCTTACGTTTCAGTATCATGATGAGTTGAATCCTCTTATCTGGGATGGTGATGAACTAAAGCAGAACATCAAAGAACGTCTTCTATTGATTGGTAGAATGTTTGCTGTGTTTGCCAATATTCCAGAAGATGCTATCAAAGACATCGTGTTCACTGGTGGCAATGCAAACTATAACTATACACCACATTCCGATCTAGACGTTCATCTACTGATCAACATTCCAAAGATTCCAGGTATCAACCGCGTGTATCTTGATGATTATCTTTATGATAAGAAACTTTTATGGGGATACAAACATCCATCGCTGACTGTCATGGGATATCCTGTTGAACTATATGCGCAGAGTTATAGAGAGAAGTTGGTGTCACCTAAAGCAAATCGTGGTGTCTACTCTCTAATGCAAGACAAGTGGCTGTTCAAGCCAAGAAAAGAGAAGCCAGGTGACTTTCACAATGACACAGGCTTTAAGAATAGACTTGAACATCTAATCAAACAGATCGAAGATGTTCTCACAAAGACTGGTGACCATAGCGAGGACATTAAGCGCCTCAAGATCAAGATCCGCAATATGCGTTCTTCTGGTATTCACAAATCTGGTGAACTTTCTGTTGAGAACCTCCTCTTTAAGGAGTTACGTAATATGGGCTACATTGATAAGCTAAACGAATATCTGATAAAAATGCAAGATCGACATTTATCTGTTTACTAATCTCTCGCTTTGGTGTAAGATGAGCCATTGAGAGATTCTAAACAGTTGAGGTGATATGGATTATTACACAAACACATTCATGCAGCGCGGCAAGATGTATGTACGCGGCATTCAAAACGGCAAACAAGTAAAGCAAGTTGTCAACTATAAGCCATATCTGTTTATTCCTACAACAGAACATACGAAGTATAAAAACATCCATGGTTCTCCTGTGGGTAAGATCGACTTCGATTCGGTTGATGATGCAAAAGAGTTTCAGAAAAAATATGAAAACATCGATGGAATGCCAATCTATGGCATGACCCATTTCATCTATCCATTCATGTATGACACATTTCCAGGTGAAATCAAGTACGATCCTTCTGCAATCTCTGTTGTCAGTCTTGATATCGAAACTGTGGTTGGCGATGTAGATATTGCTACTGCCATTCAAACAACTCCAAATGAAGTGACTGCTATTACCATTTCGCGCAATGGTAAGAAAGCGGTGTTTGGTTGTGGAGATTATACACCACACGAAGACAACATCACCTACTACAAATGCAAAAATGAATACCAACTGTTTCAGAAGTTTCTAGATATCTGGAACTCCTATGATTATAGCCCAGATGTGCTGACTGGTTGGAACGTAGAGTTTTTTGACGTTCCCTATCTTGTTGGTCGCATTCGGATGATTCTAGGAGAAGATGCTGCGAAGCGTCTTAGCCCATGGCAAATGCTTCGCGAGTATGATGTTGAAATCAAGGGACGTAAGATGACATCATACTACATGATGGGCATCACTGTACTTGACTGGATGGCACTTTACAAGAAGTTTACATACACATCACAGGAATCCTATCGTTTGGATCATATTGCCAAGGTCGAACTTGGTGACCAGAAGCTAGACTATAAAGCACAAGGTTACACAAGTCTACAAGATTTGTATGAAAGAAACTTTCAGCTTTACGTTGAATACAACATTCATGACGTTCATATCGTTGATCGGCTAGAAGATAAGATGAAACTGATTGAACTGGTGTTTGCTATTGCTTATGACGCAAAGGTAAACTATCAGGATACACTAGCATCTGTGCGCCAGTGGGACGTAATCATCCACAACTATCTGATGCAACGAAATATCGTTGTAGGCAATCAGAAGAAATCTGGTCGTAGTGATGATAGTCTTGTTGGTGGTTATGTTAAAGATCCAAAAACAGGTATGCATCGTTGGATGGTTTCATTCGACCTTAACTCTCTGTACCCACATTTGATTCAACAATACAACATCTCACCCGAGACGTTTGTTGAAAAGATGTGGGACTTCTTAAGCATCGATCAACTGTTGAGAGTTAGAGACACTGGGTTGCAAGGCTCTGAATACTCTTATGCAGCCAATGGTTGTGTATATCGCAAAGACAAGCAGGGCTTTCTTGGTGCTATCATGGCCAAGATGTATGATGATCGTGTTGTCTATAAGAAGCAGATGATCGAAGCCAAGAAGATGTATGAAAAGACCAAAGATCCTAAGCTTGCTAAAGAGATTGCACGGCTCAACAACCTACAGATGGCGAAGAAGATTCAGCTAAACTCCGCTTATGGCGCACTTGGCAACAAATACTTCCGTTGGTATGACATCAACCACGCTGAAGCTATTACTATGTCTGGCCAGCTTTCCATCCGCTGGATTGCTGATCGTATGAATGAATACTTGAACAAGCTATGTGGTACGACAGACTATGATTATATCATTGCATCAGATACAGATTCTATCTATGTGACACTAGCACCTCTGGTCGACAAGATCATGCCAGATGAAACGGACACAAAGAAGATCGTTGAAGTTCTAGATAAGTTTTGCCTTAGTAAGATTGAACCATTCATCGATAAAGCATATCTGGAACTATCTGTTCGGATGAATGCATATGCACAAAAGATGTTCATGAAGCGTGAAGCTATTGCCGATAAAGCCATCTGGACAGCAAAGAAGCGATACATTCTAAACGTCTGGAATCAAGAAGGGGTTGCATACGATTCGGCAAAGCTAAAGATGTCTGGCATTGAAGCGGTCAAATCATCAACACCACAAGCTTGTCGCGATAACATTAAGAAGGCATTAAATCTTGTCATGAACGAAAGTGAAACGACACTGCAAACGTTCATCGCAGATTTTCGTAAAATGTTTACACAGTTGCCTTTTGAGGAAGTGGCATTCCCTCGTGGTGTCAGTGATCTAGACAAGTATGAAACCAAAGACATTGAAACGTATGCTTCTGGTACTCCTATTCATGTTCGTGGCAGTATTCTGTACAATCGTATGCTAGAGCGTCATGGACTAGGTAATAAATACGAGCAGATAACAAACGGTGATAAGGTGAAGTTCTGTTACATGAAAACACCTAATCCCGCTAGAACAAATGTCATCTCCTGTCCATCTGAGTTGCCATCAGAGTTTGATTTGGAGAAGTACATCGACTATCCAATGCAGTTTGATAAAGCGTTCATTGCACCACTACAGGGCATTCTGGATGTGATTGGTTGGAAGTCAGAGAAGATCGCAACACTAGAGGACTTTTTCAGCTAATGGACGAAGATTTTGATTTTGGCTTCACATCGACCACATCGGAAGATATTGCAGCACCGATTATTGTCTCTAAGACAACAAAGAACGATCAAACGATTGACAAGCTACTAGCAGCAATCACACCACTACTAGACAATCTAGCCAAGGATGCAGACAAAGATGTCATCCATTGGCCAAATCGTGCTGCAAAGATTGAAGAGTTTCGCAAGAAACTATACAAGATCGCTGGAAAAACATTGCCTAAGAAGTGATTTTGTGATACAGTGAATACTGGTTTAAACCAAGGAGATTATATGAGCATTCTAGACAAACTACGTAAAGCAAGCACAATCAAGGAAGCAGATGTGCTATCGGATTCCAAGTTCTTTAATAAGAAGGACATGATTCAGACTTCCATTCCCATGCTCAATGTTGCACTATCAGGTAGTCTAGACGGTGGTATTACACCAGGTCTAACTCTCTGGTGTGGTCCATCAAAGCACTTCAAGTCATTCTTCTGTCTTCTAGAAGTCAAAGCGTACCTTGACAAATATCCTGAAGCTATCTGCCTCTTTTACGACTCGGAGTTTGGTGCTGGTAAGAAGTATTTTGAAACCATTGGCATTGATACTACTCGTGTTATTCATAGTCCAATCACCGACGTTGAACAGTTCAAGTTTGATGTTATGCAGCAACTTGAAGTGATTTCTCGTGGCGACAAGGTAATCATCTTTGTTGACTCTGTTGGTAACTTGGCTTCTAAGAAAGAAGTTGATGATGCCAAGGATGGCAAGTCTGTTGCAGATATGTCACGGGCGAAGCAGATCAAGTCTGTGTTTCGTATGATTACGCCACATCTAAACATCAAAGACATTCCAATGGTCGTTGTGAATCACACATACCAGACACAGGAAATGTACTCAAAGGCCGTCGTATCTGGTGGTACTGGTATCTATTATTCTGCTGATACAATCTTCATCATTGGTCGTCAACAAGAGAAAGATGGCACCGAAGTCACTGGTTACAACTTCATCATCAATGTTGAAAAGTCACGCCATGTTCGTGAAAAGTCCAAGATTCCTATTGAAGTTCGTTTTGAAGGTGGTATCTCAACATGGTCTGGTCTACTAGATGTTGCTCTAGATTCTGGTCATGTGATTAAGCCAAAGAACGGTTGGTATCAGCAAGTTGACATGGAAACTGGCGAAGTTCTACCAAAGAACTATCGCCGTGCAGATACAGACACCAAAGATTTCTGGCTTCCTGTTTTGAAATCAAAATCTTTCCGCAAGTATATTGAGGATAACTATAGACTTGCACAGGAAGATATGGTATCTAATGAAGATATCTCGGATATCTACGGAGAAGCGGATTGACTAAAGAAGAGTTTGAAGTTAAGTTCAAAGAATATTTGAATGAACAAGGATCTAATCCAGGCACTGGTTGGATTAGCAAGATGGGTTGGCACTATAAAAAGCGTCAAGAGTTCATGAGACTTATTGACTATCAGGAGGATGTTAAGTGATTGAAGAACAGGTAATCTTTTCACATCTACTTTATAATGAAGAATATTGCAGAAAGGTGATCCCATTCCTGAAGACCGAATACTTCCAAACACGGCCTAACAAGATCGTGTTTGGACTTATTGACAAGTATGTCAAGACTTATTACAGGGTGCCTACAAAGGAAGCTTTGCAGTCTGAAATCTTGTCTCTCACAAATATTAGTGAAGATGAGTATTCAATCTGCAAAGATACTGTACAGACATTCAATGCAGACTTGGCTACGTCCATTGATTGGTTGTTTAACGAAACGGAGAAGTTCTGTCAAGAACGAGCCGTCTATAATGCAATCATGGACTCCATCAAGATCATTGATGGCAAAGATGACAAACGCGGTAAAGGAGCATTGCCAGAGATTCTAACTGAGGCTCTGGCAGTCTCTTTTGATACAAACATCGGGCATGACTTTCTTGGTGATGCTGAACAGCGGTATGACTTCTACCATCTGAAGGAAGAGAAGCTAGAGTTCGACCTAAAGTATTTCAATAAGATTACTAAGGGTGGTGTATCTAAGAAAACGTTGTCTTGTATTCTAGCGTCCACAGGCGTTGGTAAGACGATGTTTATGACTCACTGTGCAGCAAATCATCTGGACATGGGCAAGAACGTTCTCTATATCACCATGGAAATGTCTGAAGAGCGTATTGCAGAACGTATTGACGCCAACTTGATGAATATCACGATGGACGAACTTCGTGATCTACCGAAAGATTCTTTCAACAAGAAGATCAATCGAATCAAGTCGTCAACACAAGGCAAGTTGATTATCAAGGAGTATCCAACATCATCTGCTGGTGCTGCACACTTCCGGCATCTATTGCAAGAACTTCGTATTAAGAAGAACTTCAAGCCAGATGTGATCTATATTGACTATCTAAACATCTGTGCGTCTACACGTATGAAGATGGGTGGTTCTGTAAATAGTTATATGTACATCAAGTCGATTGCCGAAGAACTACGTGGTCTTGCGGTTGAGTTTGATCTACCAATCATCACGGCTACACAGTCAAATCGTGATGGTTATAACTCTTCTGATCTTGGGCTAGACAACACCTCTGAATCATTTGGCTTGCCTGCAACAGTAGACTTCATGTTTGCTCTGATGGTAACAGATGAACTGGCTGAAATGAACCAGATCCTTGTCAAGCAGTTGAAGAACCGCTATAGCGATATCAATGAAAACAAGAGGTTCGTTATCGGTGTAAACAAGTCTAAGATGCGTTTTCATGATGTGGATGATTCTGAGCAAGAGAATATTCTAGAAGGTCCTAAGAAAGATAAGTATCAGGACAAGCCGGTAATGGACAACACTCAGGTCGGTATTCGTGCCAACGAAGAAGACAATATGAAGTGGATGACTAAGGCTGCCGGTCGTAAAGATTTTAGCGGATTGAGAATGACTTGATATACAGAATCAGAACGTTCGATGGTAAGTACCACATTTTTGAGACAACCACTGGGTTTACCATCTATTCCTCAGCCGAGGAAGACAAGGTGAAATCTATGTGTCGTTTCTTAAACTCAGGAGGTGGTTTCAATGGAGCCACCCCTGCATTTTTTTGCCACAAAGCTGACATTATCGATTGACATTTTCCACGAATCAGCTATATTGAGAATGTAGTCAGTGAGAAGGAATGATTCGTTATGGCAAAGGCAATCGAAGCGTTCATGGGGCATGACTCCTACGGCCGTCACATTCATGCTGCTGTCCGCGAGGATGGTCAGTGGTTCTCTCGCCACTGGGGGTTCAACGGTTACGGAAACGGTTGGCTCAAGTGGAAGAAAGATCAAGAACTTCCTCGCCTCGAAGATGGTCGTGTCGAATGGGGGTTCAAGACCCTTGAGCCTATCAATCCTGAAGGCCTTCGGTTGCCAAATTAACCACTTGACATTTTTTCAGAATCAGCTATGTTGAGAATGTAGTTAGTGAGAAAGGTGATTCGTTATGATTAAGATTTTTGCTATTGCATTCGCTCTGGTTGCCCTAGAACTCTTTGGGTTCAAGGAACTCGTTAGTTTTATGCATCCCATTGCGTTGATTAAGTTTTTCATCGCTATTCCGTTCGTTGCCATTGCTGCGATTACCGCTTGGTATCCCTTTGCGGTCGGCATCTGTGGCGGTCCTGAACGCTTCTGATATCTCTTGACATTTATCTCGAATCGTGCTAGGTTCAGATCATAGAGGATGGAGATGAAATGGAAGTTCACGTATCAGGTATCAATGCGCGCAAAGCTGAGGAACTCACCGAAGCAGCAGAGTTTTTTGCCCGTCAGTTGATGGACCCTCGCATGGTTCGCAAACTCTCTATTGATCTGGAGATTGAAACGAATCTAGACGTTCATGGTGAATGTGTAGACGAAGAAGGCACGAGGAATCCACGGTGGTTCACGATTCGCCTGAAGCGCCAGAAGATAGAAGATATGATTAAAACTCTAGCGCACGAAATGGTTCATGTTAAGCAACACGCTAAGAATGAACTGAAAAGCGGCATTGTGGTTGTGTCTAGAGGCAAGCTAAAGATGACCAGCAAATGGCACGGCGAAATCTGGAAACCTAAGCGCAATGAAGATAACTATTTTGATTCGCCTTGGGAGGTAGAAGCTTACGGCAAAGAAGTCGGGCTCTATCACAAGTGGTTTGCGTTCATCAACGAACGTTATAAGTAGAGTTATATTCCCTAGGGGCCCTATCGGTAGGGGCACAAGACTGTTAATCTTGTCGTTATAGGTTCGAATCCTATCTAGGGAGCCATTTAAAAAGGAAACTACCATGTTTCACGTATACGCATTGAACGCAGATTACGAAATGGTTGTTGAATGTCTGGTCGAAGATTATAAAGCTGCTTTAAAGCTTGCTGAAAGTCTGGACCTAATCTATGGCAGAGATAATGTCTGTCTTGAAGTGGTAATTGATGACACTGAAAAGGTCTAAGTGAAATAAAGGATTGTTATGAAGATTGGTATTACATGTTCCTGCTTTGATCTGTTTCATTCGGGTCATGTTCTTATGCTTGAAGAAGCTAAAGAACACTGTGATTTTCTTATCGCAGCACTTCAGACTGATCCTACGATTGATCGTCCAGAAAAGAATAAGCCAGTTCAAGATGTATATGAACGTTGGTCACAGTTAAATGCCTGTAAATATGTAGACAAAATCATTCCATACTCCACTGAAGGTGACCTATATAATCTTCTACTCACCCAGAAGATTGATATTCGGTTTGTAGGAGAAGAGTATGAGTCTAAAACTTTTACTGGCAAATATATGCCAGGCATTGAGATTTATTATAACAGACGCGAACATAACTATAGTTCTTCTGGGCTACGTGAACGTATTATGAAAGGATAAAATATGTACCAGACACATCAGTATGATCCCGAAGAGTATCTACCAGAAGTCGTTCCAAACGTAGTATTCAAGACTCGTGTGCGTGACGATTCGATTGAAGGACCAAATCCTTATCGTTGGGAAAAAAGGACTTCGTTTGACTATTTTGCAAACAAGCGCGTAGTTCTATTTTCTCTTCCTGGTGCCTTTACACCTACTTGTTCGACATATCAGCTTCCTGGTTTCGAAGAAAACTATAAAGACTTCAAGGCACTAGGCATTGATGATGTATATTGCATCTCAGTCAATGATGCCTTTGTAATGAACGCTTGGGCCAAGTCACAACAGCTTCAGAAGGTCAAGGTCATTCCAGACGGTTCTGGTACATTTACTCTTGGTATGTCGATGCTAGTGAATAAGGAAAATCTTGGCTTTGGCACACGTTCCTGGCGTTATGCTGTAGTGGTAAACAACGGCAAGATCGAAAAGTGGTTCATTGAACCTGGCTTTGGTCACAATGTCGATGATGATCCATACGGCGAGACTGCACCTGAAAACATTATGAAATGGCTCAAAACTGCTTGACTTATTCCACGAATCAGCTATGATGGGAATATAGAGAGACAAAGCTTCTCTCTGATACAAAATGGAGATTGATTATGTTTAATGTTGGTGATCGAGTTAAGCTTACCAGTTCGGCACGGGGCTATATTGACGAACCTGATAATGGACTTGATGTCGGTAGTCTGGGTACTGTCACTGAAAAAATCGATCCATATGGACAAACTGATGGGATATATTGGCGGGTACAGTTTGATTCTGGTTATTTTGGTAATCATGACCTTTCGGTTTATATCTTTAAAGATGAAATCGAGTTGGTAAAAGAGACAGTGCAAGATGACATTATCAAACTTCTAAAGCTTGCACAGGCTGCTATTATTCATTATTCTCAAGATCCAGATGAAGCAATCGCCTTGCGTATTGAAAAGTTTCTTGCAAGCAATACTTGATACATAAACATGTTTTATAAGTAGAACATGAACAACGTAACGAACTTTAAAAACTTCATTGTCGAGTCACAAAACACACTCCATGCCTTTGACATGGATGAAACTTTGTTTACTCACGATCCAGGTTCACTCGCTATTCATGTAAACGATGAACATGGCAAGCGAGTGAAGTCTTTAAGTAATCAACAGTTCAATACGCATAAGTTAGATCCAGGTCATTCATATGACTTCTCTGACTTTAGATCATCTAGCAAGTTGCATCAAACGGGTAAACCTATTCGTAAGATGCTTGCTAAGATGAAAGCCATTCATAATAATGGCGGTAAGGTTGAGATACTAACTGCTCGCGCAGACTTTGACGATCAGCCAAAGTTTGCCGAGTTTATGAAGAAGTATGGAGTAGATATAAATAAAGTGCATGTTCGCAGGGCTGGTAATAAGCCTGGTGATCCTGCCGTAAGAAAACGTGATATTGTACACAATCTCATTAATCAGAATGGATATAAAAACGTCCATCTCTATGATGATTCTAAAGACAATCTAGCACAGTTTCTTTCATTGAAGCAACAACATCCTGGTGTTAACTTCAATGCTCATCACGTAAGTCATAACGATGACACTGGTGAGACTACGGTACGCACAACGAAAGTTTAATGCCGATATAGTATAGTGGTAATACAGTGGATTTGTAACCCTCTGACAGGAGTTCGATTCTTCTTATCGGCACCAGACTATTTTGATGAACAATGATCTATTACGAACTAGACGTAAGGCGCTAGATGGTATGAAAATCAGGACCAGAACTTGAACGTTCATTGTTCATCTAAATAGTTAATGGAGCATACGGCTAACGGGTTGGGTCACCTGATTTTCAGTCACGAATAAAGTTTATTGTCTACCATTAGGAAAGTCTGGTAATCCGCCTGGTTTGGGGCCAGGAGATCGGGAGTTCAAATCTCTCATGGTAGACCATTCCATATAAATAAGAGCATGAAAATGAAAATATTCAAAGCTTTCAAAGAATCGACAACAGAGACACCAGAGAACATTCAGATTGAAGTTCTAGGTGTTGATGATAGCTGGCGTAGAGTTGAAGGCGGTGTTCCTAATCGTGCGCAGTCTATTGCTCGTGCATTAGAGTATACCAAAAAGAGATATCCCAAGAATCGTGTCCGCGCAGTTGGTCAGAAGACCGGACGCTTCGTGGACATGCTCCCCTAAGCAGCATTGGTATAGAGATTGTGCCTTAGCCTTCCAAGCTAAAGAGATCGGTTTGAGTCCGATATGCTGCTCCAACATCATGAAAGGTAAATAATGGCAGTTAGTACACGTAAGACTAAGGTCTCAAAAGGTATTCACTCAAACGTTTCAAAAGCAACTTCAAAGCTTGTGAAGCGTGATCGTTGCACACTAACACATGAACTTGATCTTGTTAAAGCATGGCGTGCTGGTCGTAATCCTTGGATTACCATTGTCAATCCTAATAAGAACCAGACAAACATGCTGAATATCCGTGTTCGTGCCAATGAATATTGGGGCAACTACAAGCGTAGTTCGAACGTAACACAGGCTCAAGAAGACTAAATAATAAATAGAGTGTAATCTAACACTCAAGGAAATAATGATGCAGCGGTTGCTATCTATCCCTAGGATGTTAGCTTCCGCTGCATTTTCTTTTCTAGCAAAGCGGAAGCTACCTCCATCGTTACCTGCAAATCAAGTCTGGCCTTACGGTCAGGCTATTGTCGTGCCTGGTACCACAGTGCTTTGCAACTCGTTCTATCTCGTTCTTTATGATGAAAAGAATATGAGAACGATTCTATCTGCTGAAGTGACACAGCCACCACATGACCACGTGGAAAGAGACGACGCATTCTGCTCTGATCCTCGCCTGAAACGGTCACCAACACCAGATGACTATACAGACAGTGGATATGATCGCGGGCATCTAACACCCGCTGCTGACGCTGGAAACGAAGTCCAGATGCGTGACACATTTCTAATGACCAACATGACACCACAACTACCAGATGTAAACAGGATTATCTGGAAAGAACTGGAAGCGATGGTGAGAGGGATGGAGACGCAATACGTGGTGACTGGTGCAATCTATACTGATCCATCTACTTGTATTGGAGAACGTAGGATTCCCGTTCCATCGGCGTATTACAAAGTTGTCTATCTCAAAGATCGCTCTATCAAAGTTTATATGGCGGACAACGCTGAAGGATCTGTGGTGGTAGAAAAATCTTTATCAGAGTTAGAATCTTTGGTGGGATACACATTTCCCTCTTGACATTATCTCCAACTCTGATATTATCAGTAATGTAGTCAGTGAGATATAAGGAGATTCGATATGACTGCTTCTGAGTTGATCGAAGAACTGAAGAAAGCCGATCCTGATGCTGAGATTGAGATTCGCGTCCTTAAGACCCATCAAAAAGACCTGAAGGTCGAATCTGCTTATATTTTCAAGCATTACAAAGTTGTAACTCTTTATGCTGAGGATTATTGATCATGCGTGTATATGATGTATATATGTTTGACACACCAATCGAAGTTGAATCTGGTGTATATCACAAGATCAAGTGGATGGCTTATGTTTCACAAAACCGATTTGATAAGGTCTATGCTGAATACAAGCAAGGCGCTGTGAACGAAATGTCAGAAGAATATTGGCGCCAGCAGTTTCCTTATGGTGGCCGTGAAGTGAAACTTTCCGCTTGACATTTTTAGCGAATCATGTATGGTAAGAATGTAGTCAGTGAGTTTGTGGAGCAATCAATATGAATCTTAAGCAACTCTTTGCCCCCATCGTGATTCGTTTTCAGTCATCGGATGATCTTGAAGCGGCTCTCTTTTTCCTCTCCGAATGCAACCGTGACAAGCTGAGTGATCGCCTTGTCAAACAGGCTGATCGAATGCAAAAGTTGATCGCAAAGGAACTGATTCGTCGTGGCGTCAAGATTTGGGAGTTTTGATTATGTTTACTGCTGTTGTAACTATTAGTACGGTGCCTGATCATGATGGCTACACGTATTTTCTGTTTGATGAAGTTGTGCATGATGAAGAAGAATATGCTGATCTTCTGTTTGAACTTGAACAGCGCACTCATTACAAAATAGCAGGGCATAAAGGAAAGATTACTGTCTTCTCTGAAATCACTCGTCGTACCTCTAATGTTTTGGAGTTTTGATTATGAATACGTTTTATAAAATGGTGCTGTTTACGTTTCTCGCGAATGTTGCATTCTGGGGCATCATTATCGGTGTTATCTGGCACTTTGTTGCCAAGTTTTGGTGAGAATGAATATGAAAGTATTTTGGGTACTAGGCTGGGATCGTTATTATCCTTCAGAAGATAACTTCCTTAAGTCGTTTGAGACTTTGGAAGAGGCACAAAAGTATATTGATGTGTGTCTGCAAGATGCATACCATTATGATCGCTATGACATCATTGATATCAGTGGAAGGCTGTAATCATGGCCGCAATATATCTAGATTGCACAGATGAAGAGTTTCATGGTATTCACGAATCTGTGGACAAGTATCTGAAGCGCAAGGCTCCTAATGCTCCTGTTGATAAGGAAGCACTTAACAAGCTTTTAATGGATCATGGTAAGATTATTCGTGAACTGCGATCTAAGGGTATCATCATTCTACATCGCAGCAAGCAGCCAGATAAGCCCAAGCCACCGCGTAAGCCTAGGGCACCAAAGGTAGCACCAGAGCCATCTGCACCTTCTGCTCCAAAAAAGACTAGACAACCTCGTAAAACTAGTGTATAAGTAAAGACAATATGACCCATTCCTCTGTTACATACGTATGGGTTTTCTGATCCTCTTACGCCTCTGGATGGAATCCACCATAAGCGCACCAAAGAGGACTATCCGATAACTGCTTCAGGGATGAGGAGTAAGTGTCAATCTGCGCCGAGATGGAAGCGCAGACGTATTCGCGATCAACCTAGGCACGGTCTAGAATATGTCTCATATAAATACCATTGGAAGTTCTACTTCCATTGTACTCTTACAACGCTTCAAGTCTGCGATGGCTAGTAAGCATTATATCTACAGTATCACGTTATACTATCGATATGATTCAAACGAAACAACGACGATCTTGCATTTCCAGTAAGAGGGAAATGGATGTAGAAGATACCATATACATTTACTTTGTATCTTCTCATAGCATAGCTGTCTGTACGGGTTGAGATACCCTATAAGACTTTCAGTTGTCGCCTAGGTCTTCGAACCTAAGAGGGAAGAAATGTCTTACCTAAATAAAATCTTCAAGGCGATTGCCACTCTCGCACTGTTGGTTGTAATACCACAAGCAATGGCACAAACACCAAAACACGATCAAGCGCAACTAGAATGCGTAGCACAGACAATCTATTTTGAAGCCCGTGGTGAGCCACTAAATGGTCAGGTTGCAGTTGCAAATGTAATAATGAATCGTGTAAAACAAGGCTATGCTAAAACTCCATGTGAGGTTATTGCTATGAAACACCAGTTTAGCTGGATTCATCACCATCCTAAGATTGTATATCAAGACCTATATGAAAAGAATAAGCAAGTTGCTCGTTCTGTTTACTACGGACATGTAGGAGACAACATTAATGGCGCAATCTTCTATCATGCAAACTATGTAAATCCACATTGGAAGTACAAGAGAGTTGTGACGATAGGTCATCACATATTCTATAAAATCGCATAAATAGATTTAGGGGTGGCTTCGGCTGCCCCTTTATCTCTTGACAAAACATACAGGATCGACTATGTATAAAGTATACTCAAAGCCAGGATGCTCAAACTGTACAGCAGCCAAAAATCTTCTCACATCAAAGTCCATTCCATTCGTTGAAATGGATATCACAGACGAAGAAACAAAGAATCGTCTACTAACTGAAGTGCCACATGCGCGCACAGTACCACAGATTTTTTATAATGAAACATACATTGGAGGGTATAATGAACTCAATGAACGAATCAAAAACGAATCTACCAACGTCCTTCTTGGATGATCTAAAGCATAACATCTGTCAAGTCAACTTCACAAAGAAGGACGGAACAGTACGTAAAATGCTTTGCACTCTTTCTCCAGAGATTCTACCAGAACAGAATCTTGATGAACAATCTCAAACTCGTAAATCAAATCCAGATGTCATTTCAGTATGGGATCTAGAGAACAGTGGCTGGCGATCATTCCGCAAAGATTCTGTTGTTGATTTCAGTGTAGGGTTTTTTGTATAATGAACGAACTAACACGCTGGGAATATATCCGAGCAGTTATCGCAAAGTGGATAGTGGTCAACATTGCTGCACGTATTAGCAGCCTCGCAGTGTTTGCGCTGATGATAGAAACCTATGAACTTTATCATCAAAAACTAACAGAAGAAATGGAAGCGGTGGAACCAAATGAGCAATCATGACCTAATGGAACGTAATGAGTTAAACAAGAACTCAAAGGGTGGTACAGAACTACTACAAGAACGTCTATATGCGGGTGGTGTTCCTCGTGAACTTCTAGAAGACACACAGATTGTTTTCTCACGCGCTCGTGAACTAGACGAAACCAAGACGAAGATTTACTACTGTCACGATCTACCAGAAGATCCAGAGTCGTCGCGACTATCTGATCCAATGTATCGTAAGAAGTTTGATAAGTTTGTTTTCGTTTCAAACTGGCAGATGGAACAATACAACAACGTTCGTGGTGTACCATATAGCGATTCTGTTGTCATTAAAAACTCTATTGAACCTATCGACACTACAGCAAAGACTGTAGATGATAAAAAGATCCGATTGATCTACACACCTACTCCACATCGTGGTCTAGATATTCTGGTACCAGTCTTCATCAAGCTAGCCGAGAACGATCCTAACATCACATTGGATGTCTATTCATCATTCAAGTTGTATGGTTGGGAACAACGCGATCAACAGTATGAAGACCTGTTTGAAGTCTGTCGCCAGCATCCACAGATTAACTATCACGGCTCTGTAAGCAACGAAGAGTTGCGCAGCGCATTGTTGAACGCAGACATCTTTGCATATCCTTCAATCTGGAAAGAAACCTCCTGTCTCTGT